CTTCAATATTAAGGAAATTGAATGAATAATAGATTAGATTTTATCAGCAAGTTTAAAGACGAAGATATAGCAATCCTCGAAATGACTGGTTGTCGTGCCAAGTTCATTGAATTAGATGAAGCATTAAGAATCGAAGCTCAGCTTGCTCAAGATAATAATCTTCCTGCAATGGCACGTTCAATAGCAAATGCTAGAACGCGCTTAGAAGAAGCTTGTCAACATGCTATTAAAGCATTGTGTATCAAGCACGAGGACGTTTCTTAATGAACTTCAACGAAGCATTAGATGCGATAAAGAAAGGCAAGAAGATTAGACGTAAAAGATGGTTAATGACGGACATGGTTTATTTAGTAGAGAACAAGTTTAATAGTATCTATCATATAGAATACCGTTATTTAGGTGGATGTCGCATGTATGCTGCGAGTTCTGAGGATATGTTAGCTGAAGATTGGGAAATAGCCGAATGAGTTTGACGCCAGCTCAAGATGAGATTGAAGCACGTCGTAGACGCGAGAAAATTGAGTTATGCGGTAAGAATCGCGGACCTCATGACTATATACCGATTGAATGGATGTATGTTGAGAAAGACGGGGTTAAGTATAAAAGGCTAACCAGAATGATCTGCCGTGTTTGCTTTAATAACGTCACGACGAATACATTATTAGATTCTTACCAAAGCGTCACTTCTTAATAAACTCATGATAGGCGTTGATAGTGTGATCTTTCTGCGCCTTTCCTGCTAGTGTATTGTAATGAAGCTTATAATATTCCCACATCGCATCAACATTATTAGCGTTCGGTAATGGTTCTTTTACTCTTAGATAATGAATACGAGCCATGGCAGTTGCGAATCGCAAATCATAAATCATTCTTTCTTCACTAGGCATGAAAGTCACATCAAAGTTAGAAACTAATAATAATGATAACGAAGCTTTATGTTTGATGTAGTTATCCCATATATCATTATAGGTCATCGGTTCCATTTGGAATATACCAAGTGCTGGACCATTGACTTCTTTAATGTAGGTGCCACCATTCGATTCAGCGGCACAAGTAAACATAATAAGTTCTTCAGCATCCTTAGATACCTTATTCAAATCTCTAAGAGTAGATTGAACGATTAGCTCTCTAAATTGACCAGCATTTAACATAAGTGATGAATTCCTATAAGATAGGCGAATAGTAACCGATTAGAATAAGGAATCAAGACATCATGATTGATGTTATAAAACTTGGCTTAGATGGTGCAGCGGATAAGATTTACCAGCATTTTAAATCAGGGCGTCATACTCTTTATAAAGAAGAAGAACACTGCAAAATGTTAATTAAAGTCATGCTTGATCCAGATAGGGGTACGTATGGCTCATTTTGCGTTGAAGCTATGGTAGCTGATGCGACATTTTATCAATGGGTTAATGTTCATCCATTATTTAGAAACTTGTATTATTTCTGTAAGCTAATAGCACGCGAGTTATGGGAAAAAGAAGGCAGACGCATTCGTGATACCGAATACCCAATGGGAACGATCAACTATGCATTTGAGCATTGGAAGTTATTAGGATGGTCACGATTTGGTATTAGTAAGAATGCACGCATTAAATTAGCCTTGAATCCGGAAGATACCCCAGCGCAACATTATGCTGCTATTTTAAAGCAAGCTGCTGAAGGGGATTTCACTGCTGCTGAGTTTAAACAGCTTATGGAAGCAGTGAATGTTGGATTAAATGTTCATCAGGTTTTTGAGTTACAAAAACAAATAGATGAGTTAAAATCTGATTTGTCAACACTCACGGTAAACTCTAATGTCCAAAATCCTTTCACAAATAAAGGAATTGAGAAAAAAGATTAACATACCGTGGCGCATTTTATATGTGGACCGAGAGATAAAGCCTGAAGAATTTGAACCAAAGACAGTTTATATTCATATTTGGATTTAAGGAGAATCATATATGAGTTGGTGGACGCATTTTAGAGATACCGCTATTAAAACAGCAACGCTTGGTATGTACGATCCAGAAGCACAACGTCATGCTGAATCAGATCAACGTTATATGATTAATCAACAAATCAAATCATATAAAGACCAAACTGAACTAACCAGAAAAGAATTGGCTAATAAGAGAAATGAAACATTAGCTGAGAAAAGACGTATTGAAGAAAAAACGATTAGAGGATTAAGACGTAATTATCGATCACCTGGTGGTATGCTTGGTCAAGGTTCCCCAGCCGCATCAGATATGTCTAGTCAATTAGGTGGGTAATTAATGGATACAACTCAAGGAATGCCGCCAGCGGTGATGCCAGCTAATTCTCTGCTGGAAACTCTACGCAAGCGTTATAATGCTGCTAAATACATAGCTGATCTTTGGATACCAGTTCAGCAAGCATCTTATTTCTACGCCGTTCCTTTCCGAAATCGTTACTATCTACCTGGCAAAGAATTCCAAGGTACCACCCAAAATACTCGCGTTTATGACACCACTGCTGTCGATGCGGTAACAGACTTTGTATCTAGCATTCATGAAACCATGACACCACCACAAGTCCAGTGGGGTTTTCTGGAAGTGGATGAAGCGATGGTGGATGATCCTGAAAATCCGGATAACGTTTCTATTTTAGAAGAAGCTCAGATGATATTGAATACCTACATGCGTAGGTTGTTCACGTATATTCATGCTTCAAACTTCGATGTCACCATTAGTGAATGTTACTACGATTTAGCGGTGGGTACTGCGGCATTGGTGATTAACCAGCATACCGATGAAATGCCATTCATGTGTACGAGTATCCCAGCTGATAAACTCTGTATTGAAGAAGCAGTGAATGGGAATATCGAATCATGGTTTCGTACATGGCAGAATCTAAAGATTGCTGATCTTCACACCCGTTGGCCTCAGATACGCATTACACCTAATTTACAAGCTTTGGTGGCAAGCGATCCAGATGCGGTTGTTAGAAACATTTACGAAGGTGTGGCTTATTTCTCAAACCAGCCACAAAAGTATTGTTATGCGGTTTGGGCTGATAATGATTTGCTATATGACAATTGGACAGATTCATCGCCTGGTATCGTATGGCGCTGGAAGAAAACCAATAATGAAACATGGGGACGTGGTCCAGTAATGGATGCACTGCCTTCAATCATTAGCTTAAATGAAATGGCGAGGATTGAACTTGCATCAGCGAATCTTAATACTTTTAGACCTTATATGGGTTTTAGTGATGCTGTGTTTAATCCCCACACTTTCCGACTTGAGCCATTCTCTATTATTCCGATTGCTCCTATCGGTACAAATGGTCAGGTACCTCTTATTCCCTTACCTAACAGCGCTAGCCCTGAGTTTGCGCAGATGACAATGGTTGATCTTAGAATGCAAATTAAGAAACTTTTATTTGCCGAACAACCTCAAGATTCTAAGAGTGTACAACCACAAACAGCCTATGAATTAGCAATGAAGCAATCCACCTTGGCTGAAAAGATTGGTCCTATCTTCTCTCGAACCATCCAAGAATGTGCGTGGCCTGTAATTAAACGATTTGCTTATATCCTTAATAATATGGGGCTATTACCTTACCCAAAAGTAGGTGGCATTCCAGTTAAATTCAAATACAAATCACCTTTGGCATTAGTAAAAGGACGATCTGATGTTGAGCGTTTTGTGCAATTTGTTCAAGTATTACAAGGCACCGTAGGTCCTGAAGAAGCTAAACTTTATATTAATCCAGAAACGACACCTTACATGCTGGCTGAGCTATTACAAGTAGATGAACGCTTCTTAAATAAACCTGATCAAGTTAAGAAAATTATGCAACAATTACAAGATAAGATGAGTATGCAAGAAATGCTTAATCCAGCAGGCATGATGCCAGAGCAACCCGCTAATCCAAGTCAACAACCAATCACCACGGGATAATGAATGCAAGAACGCAATCCGTTAATTGAGCCAGAGAATTTCTTTCAAGGTTATCAACAAAGCATCGAAAATATGAAAAACAACCCACAAGTGGTTGAGTTCGATAAGCTATGTTTTGAATTATTTGAAATGAATCCTCAAGGTAAACGTTTTATAGAGTTAATAACTGAGCGGTATTTATTAACAGTTGCAGGCGCCCCAGGCTCCCCAACTTACCCGCAAGAATGTATGTGGTCTGAAGGGGTAAGATATGCTTTCCTACTTTTAAGAAATTCAGTAAAACAACATCAACAGCGAATTCAAGCAGGTAAATAATGACTGATGAAATAAAAGATCAAACGCCATCTGAAACGCCATCGCCTTGGTTTATTGAAGAAGGAATACAAGGTCCAGGCGCAAGACCATCATGGTTGCCTGATAAGTACAAAACAGCGGCTGATTTAGCCAAACATACTTCAGAGTTAGAAAAGCGGCTCGGTACGGTGCCAGATGAATATGACTTTTCTAAATCACGTTATTTAGATGCAGATTATGTACCATTTGAAGAATTGCGCCAGTTAGCTAAAGAAAAACGCGTGCCTAAAGACGTCATGGATAAAATGTTGGAATCCGTGGATAAATACATGGATGAGTTTAATGTTGATCCAGCTGAAGAAATTAAAAAATTAGGTGATAATGCGGAAGAAAGAGTGACCACTTTAGATAACTGGGCTAAAGCAAACCTTTCTAAAGAAGGTTATGAAGCGCTTTCTAAAACGATTGTTAATGCAGATTCAATTAAAGCCATTGAAGAACTAAGAGGCAAAATGATGTCAAATACTCCACAAGTCCCAAATGGGAATACTGGCGCAGTTGCAACCGGCGCCACGTTAGATGATTTGAAAATCGAATTATCTACCAACTTGGCTAAATATAAAACCGATGAAAAATATCGTAAAGACTTACAACAACGTTTAGAAGTCGCGGCCAAGAACGTACCTGGGTATGTTGACAAGACTGGTGCATAGACTGATAATCATAATCAGTCCATATTTTAGTCTGACAACTAAAGTATGAAAGGACCACTTAACATATAGACCCTGCAAAGGATCATCTAAGACGTGTTAAGCCCTGTGAGAAATTAGTCAGCTGTATTCTATTGATTAATAATTTAGGGGTTTAATACTATGTCTACTTCATTGACAGCGGTCCAACAGATTGAGTTCGACGCGCTCGTAAAAGCTGAATATCAATCGCTCGGTTTCTTATTACGTGATACGGTTCGCGTTCGTCGCGATGTAATTGGTGCAACGGTTTCCTTTAGAAAGGTCAACCAAATCCAAGCCGTACCAACTGGTTATTTACAAACTGTGGTCATTCAAGACCCAGGTTACACCCAAACTTCCGCAGTTCTTCAAAAGTACACTGCACCAACCGCAGTTGACTCTGTACAGGAATTAACGGTTAACTTTGATGCTAAGATGGAAAATGCGATGCTTGTGGCAAATGCCCTTGGCCGTCGTTCAGACCAAATCATCATCAACTCATTAGCAGTTAGCCCTGGTCAAACCATTCTTAATGGCGGCACGAACATGACCTATGTGAAATACACACAGGCCATTCAGTTCTTCGACAATAATGCAGTGCCTTTACCAGAAAGATTTGCTGCTATGTCTGCAAGCAATTTCCAAAGCTTGTTACAGGCTGACCAGTTTGTTTCAACCTTCTACACACAAAATCGTGTATTAGATAAAGGGTTTGTTCGTGACTATCTCGGTGTCAATATCATCATCATTCCAGAAATGGTTGAAGGTGGATTGCCATTGTCAGGTGATATTCGTAAAACATTCTTCTGGCACAAACAATCAACCGGTATGGGTATCGGCCATGACTTCCGCACTGAAATTAACTATTTACCCCGTGAAACCTCATGGCTCGTAAATGGTATCTTTTCAGCTGGTGCGATCACGATTGATAACCTTGGTATCATCGAAATCGATTGTGATGAAAGTGCGTAATATTCATTAACGAATAGGAGTTTTAAACATGACTTTTACAATTGCAAACTGGGCATGTATCTCTGAATCCCTTAATCAGGGTCAGGAAACAGTGGTCCCTTTTGGTGGATCATCCACCGTTTTAAACGCACCTAATGTGTTTTTCTATGGTAGCCCAAATGATGCCGTAGCAACCATTGTAGCTGCTGATTACTTTTTACCTCAGTATGCTTCATTAGCTGTGAACGATTGGATTATGGGTAATGGTACTGATGCGAGCTTCGCTGTCATTGTAACCGCTGTATCTTCAACCTCTGTAACAGTTGAAAGCACTGGTTTAACAACCTCAATTGGCACAGCTGATATCATCAACAACGCTGTGACATTTGCGAAGATGCAAGAAATCGCAACACATACTTTGCTAGGTAACCCAACTGGCGGTACAACTGAAGTATCTGAAATTACTCTCGGAAACGGTTTAGAATTCAGTTCTACTACCTTGCGCGTTCCATTAACCAATTTAGTCTATACATCAGTTGCGATTACTGCTGCTGAGTTTAATGGCATGTATGATGCACCTAAAGAACTTATTGCTGCTCAAGGCGCGAATACTTTAATCGTCGTCGATCAAATGGTATTGGCAATGACCTTCGTTGCTGCTGCTTATGCGGCTGGTGGTGTGGTTGCTGCGCAATATGATTCAACTGTTCACGGCGGTGGTGTATTAGCAACCAACAGTCAACAAGCTTCAGATTTCCAAGCTGCTGCTAGCGATGCGTTCATATTTAAAGGCGCAAGCGGTGATGATTCAGACGCTTTATTCTCTGCTGCTGTCAATAAGGGTATTTACTTGTCTAACGCAACGGGTGCATTTACCACGGGTGACGGTACGTGGGTTGCGCACCTCTGGTATCGTGTGATTCCAACTGCGTAAGAAAGTAGAGGAATATTGGAATGGCTTATACCAAAACTAGCATTATCTCATTGGCGGTCATGCTGCTTGGTCATAAGCCTATCCAAACACTCACTGATGCTGATGATATGATTATCTCAGCTGATCAAGCTTTCGATATTCTTTTGCCGAGTGTTTTAGCAACAGGCAATTGGCGCTTCTCGATTAAGATTCAGCAATTGACACTTTCAGTTGAAGTTCCACCACCACAAACTAACTGGACACAGATTTACCTTTTACCACCAGGGTATTTAAAGAATATCCGTATCATTCCTCAAAACTACGTTTATGAGATTTATGCGAATAACCAGATATGGTGTAATTGGGGAACTGAATCGCCTGTTTATATGGAATATGCGTTTCTTCCTGAAATAGCGCAATTACCGCCATGGTTCGTGAATTATTTCATTTACGAAATTGCAACATTTCTTTGTTTGTCTAATGCGCAAAAACCAGATTATTTCTCAGCATTGATACAACAGAAAAATACGCAATGGGCAATAGCTGCGGCTGCTGATGCACAAAACAGACCTCAGTTTGTTGAGTTTAATATTCCGATGTTAGATAAACGTAATATTACGGGTATCATAGGACCACAAATAGGTTAAGTGAGATGATGAAATGGCATACACTTTATGGTCACAGGATATATTCTCGAAAGGGGAACTTTCTCCTTTTATGTATGCGCGTGCGACAGTTAATGAATATGGTAATGGTTTAAAGACCGCGCAAAACGTCATTACTTATCCAACAGGTGCCGCGGGTAAACGATTCGGAACACTTTATCAAAACACTCTAACCAGCAATATTGTTAGTTTCGATAGACTCTATTTCAACACATTCCAGTACCTGAACGAATGTATTTACCAAATGGTATTTACGCCAGGCCAGTTAGATATTTACTTGGAAGGCATATTAGTAGCCACCATTACTGGTATGGGTACGACACCTGATCAAATTCATAATTTAAGCACCACTGTATTAGGCCCCGTATTTAGATGTGCTGCGCCGAATATAAGACCGTTTGAAATCACTCGTTCAGCTAACGCAGCTCAAGCCATTACGAGTTTTAACTCAACAAGTCTTTTTACAGGTGGTGCGCCGTTTGTCGCAAACAAAGTTTACCCTGTGAGATTCACCGTCGTAGGTGGCACCATATTACAAACGAGCCCGCAGATAACAATAGGCGTGACATACTTTCTTGCAACGGTCAGCACCACATCAGCTGTGATATTTTCTAATGCACCTGATGCTAAAGCTTGGTTAAACAACCAAAGTGACTTCTCAAATGCCTTTGCAATTACCGGTGCTGGTACCGGTACCACTTCAGTTAACGTGCTTAATACATGGACATCCGCTAATACATTCTTTCGGAACGTTCCTGTTTTTGATTTTAATGGCACCACTACTTCTTATGATGCCATCACTTTTACCCCAAGTGCTACAACAGGCTCCGTCACTATTACGCTTAGCGCACCATACGCGCCTTTAACCTCTGTATATATTGGGGGTGCTTTCTTTGGTGGTGGTGGCACAGGACGCATTACAGCAGTAGCAGATACTTCGCATTTTACGGTTGCGGTCCAAAGACCTTTTGACTCAACCAGTGCGATTCAAGGTAGCCTTGCGTTACTTGCCGAACCAGCGTGGAGTACAACGCGTGGCTGGCCTCAAGTATGTTCTAGTTATCAGAATCGTGCTTTATACGCGAATACGACAAGCTTGCCTAACGGGTTTTATGCTAGCACGATTAATGATTATTCAGACTTTGGCGACTTGACTGGTGATGATGATGATGCGATTAGCTGGTATCCAACATCAGATAATATGAACTTTATTCGCTTTATTGTGCCTTATCGAAGTATTACGGTGCATACGAATACGGGTATCTATTCCAGTCCATTATCAGATATTGCAGCAATTACGCCATCAAACTTTACTTTACAGCTTCAAGACTCCACCCCCGCTGATGTTCTATTACCTCAAGCGATTGATAATCAGATATTGGTATTATCAGGCAATGATGCTCATCAGATGCTTTGGGATGGTATTAACAATGCCTATACTTCAGATATTGTATCTGTCATCAGCGAGCAATTGATTCGCGAACCGATTGATGAAGTATCATTTAATGATATTCACCATGCAGGCAGCCGTTACGTCTTTATTATTAACACAGATGGTTCGATGGCACTTTTCCAAACATTGATCTCTCAGAACGTTTCTGGTTTCACACTTCAAATCATGGAACAGTCTTATGGCAATGCATCCTTTATCCAGGCCGCATCCAGTGCTGATGGTAGAGCATGGTTCGTTGTTAAACGAGAAATTGCTCAAGCTGGCAGCCCAGTCGCTATCACTGGGTTTACATCCTCTAGTTTACATGCTGTTGCCACTAGTTTTAGTACAACAGTACCAACAGCAATTAAATTTACAACTACAGGTTCTTTACCAGTCAGCTCACCTCAAATCACCACTACCAATTATTCCTGGGCTATTGGAGTAGATGCAGATAACTTTGAAGTTTATGAAACGCAAGAAGACGCTCTAGCAGGTGAGAACGCAATCACATTTTCATCGGCAGGAACCTTAAGTAATGTCGTGCCATGGCCACTTACGCCTATCTTCACTTTAGAAGAATTGACCCAGGATGTTTTCTTGGATTGCGCGGTTCAATATACCGGAGCGGCTGCTTCGACGATTACAACGGGTGCATTGTTTAATGCTCAAGATGTCAAGATGGTTGGTGATGGATTTGGTTTTGATTCAGCGGCTGAAGATAATGTCAGCAATCAAATTACCTTTATTGCTCACGGTATAACAACGCAAGTAAGTGAAGCATTTATTGGTTACCCAATTAACACCATTATGGAACCAATGCCATTAAGTATGGCGACAGGCACTTCAGCTAAAACAACCGGATTAACAAAGCCAACGCGAGTTATGTTTGCTAGGTTTATGTTCAATAATACAATCGGTGGTACAATTAATGGTGTTCCAATTGCTATAGAACCATTTGATCAATCCCATATTGGTGAGCCACCTTTCCCCGCTCGCGGAGTGTTCGAGATGAGCATTATGAAAGGATGGGATGACTTTAATAATCCAACCTATACAATTGAACATAACGAACCATTTAATATTCAATTACTGGGTGTGTTCTATTCAGTAGTGATGTAAGGAGAGAAAGAATGCCGTTTTATTTAATGTTGGCAATGCAGGCAGCTGGCATGATAACTGACTGGTTTGGTGTCCACCAACAAGCCAAGATAATGAACATGGGCATGAAAGCCAATGAAGCAGGTATTGAAGCCAATATTGCTCAAAGCCAATTACAAGCTGAAGATGAAAGCCTTCAAGCCATGCAACAATTAAGACAAACCATGGGTACGCAAATCGCTACTTTCGCAGCACGTGGTACAGCGACATTTGGCGGAAGTGCGGCTGCCCTTTTGAATGAATCAACTGCTAACTTCAAATCAGATGAACGTATTCGTAAAATCAATGCCATGGGGCGTGAAAATCAATATAAAGCTAATAAGACTATCGGACGTTTAAATAACATGGCTGATACTTCTAAATTATGGCAAGGCTTTGCATCTCGAACCTTTAATCGTTTCCCAACTAGCTTGTCTGGTTGGAAACAAGGCATCACTGAAATTAGAGAAGGTTTTGGCTTAACGAAGATTGGGAGCTAATAATGGCTGATCTTGAGTTTAAACATCATGTTTCTGAAATCCCACAAGGCCAAGCCCTACCAAAGCCATATCAACGCCAAGCCGGTGCTGAAATATCAAATGTACCTGATATTCAAACAGCTACTAGGAATTATGCAGCCTCAACCAATTGGATGTCATCTATTGGCTCTTATGTGGCAGCTAAATCATCAGAAGCGATTGCTACTAAATTAGGAACTGAACTAGGTAAAAACCCTCAAGGTGATTTGGGTATTCCCTTAACCGAATTCGATGCAGCAATGCATAAATCTTATCAAACTCAATCACATGCTATTTTGGGTTTGCAGGCTAATAAATTAATTACTGATGCTAATATCGAATTAGCTAAAGCACCTCGTTTATCGCCAGGAATGATCGAAAAAGCAAATCAAAGTATTTCTATAGGATTAAAAAATATATTTGATCATGCCCCTGCTGAAGTAAAGACGCAATTAGAGTATCAATATGGCAATCTTCAGATAAGCCAATTTTCTGATATGAATATGCGTATGATCCGAGAACAAAGAGAGGATCAACGCGATAATTTAACCGCATCGAATAAACAAAATGCCAAAGCAATTTATGAGTTAGCACGATCAGGTAATATGAAAGCTGCTCAATCATTAGTAGATAGTAATGCCAAAGCTAATGATTCAGGATATGCAACGCGTATTACATCTAAAGAAGCAGCAGATGCAGCAAAAGAAACAGCAATCAAAACTGCTAGTTTAGGTAATACAATTAGAGAATATGACCAAGCAGATAACAAAGAAGAATGGGTTAAAAATTACGCTAAAAACAAACCTAAAGATATGTCTTATGAAGTTTATGAATCGAATATTGCAGGTTTGTTAAGTCATATTGGTGAACAAGATCGTTTGATGTCACAGTACCAAAATTTGCAAATGCTGCAAGCTAAATCATTAATTGATTCTAACCCTTTAACAACTACGTGGGAAGATTTAGCACCAAAATTAGAAGATTTAACACGCGCTCAGCAAGAACAAGTCCATCTTTACTACATTGATAAATTAAGATCAGCAAGTTCACGTCAAGGTGGTGCTAATTTAGTTGCTGCCAATTATTCTGATGCTAGAACAGTAGCAAGAGGAACAGCTGAACAAGTTAATGATGCTTTTGATATGGTTGTGGCTCAAACACAACAAGCTAGTCCTAATACACCATTAGGACAGATTGAAGCACAAGTTGCAGCAGCATTTGGTGGTCCAGTTCCAAGATACATTAAAACTTTGGAAGCAAATTTAAGAGGAACAGACCCACAGAAATATCAAGAAGCAGGCGCAGCTATTGAATATGTAAATAGTCAGCATAAAGGTGAAAATCTTGAAGGCTTGAGCAAAGAAGCCATAAGTAATTGGTATAGATACAAAAACAACTTGAATAAATATCCAACACCTCAAGAAGCTGCTCTTGCAACACATGAACAAAGTGCAAATGTTAATAAACAACAACAAGAAGCAAATGAAGCAGCGTGGAAAGATTTTACAGCTTATAAAAATACAAAAGGTGTTCCAATTGACCAGCATATTATGAGCATGATGAGCGTACCGCGAGGATTGATTCGAAATCCTCAATTAATGACAGCAGATGTTGGCATGACTTTTCAAACCAATTTCTTTGGACAAAATGGTGATACGAGTATTGCCAAAGAACAAACGCAAGATATGTTCAATAACACTTATGGTCAAACATGGGTGAATGGCATTAAAGAAGTAGCTAAATATCCTATTGAAAGAACATTAGGATTGCCAGATGATTCAGCAGCTATGATTCATCATAATTTGGAGCAACAATTACAAGAACCTCTTGCTCATTCCAAAAAAATGTTTGATGAAGGTAAAAGTCCATATTATTACGAATTGATGCCACGTGTGTCTTTAGAACAAGCAAAAGAAGCTCAGGATAATATAAACAAATTAGGTGTTGCTGGAAGAATATTACATTCTGATGAATATGTTAAAAATGCCAAAATACTTTCTGAAGCTAACTCTGGTAAACCACCTAAGATATTTAAACGCTATAGTAATGGTGAAGTGAAAGAATTTGATGTTGTTTTGGAAGCACATCCTACTTTATCACAAACAAAACAACACACTATTCTTGGTGGTTGGAATGTGAATTTAGTTGATAAAAATGGACAACCTGATGTTTTAGATATTCATAATCCTAATGTAGGACAAATAAGCTTTATTCCTGACCATAAAGAAATAGCTAAAAATTACTTCTATTTTCATCCTTTAAATGCATTCGGCGAATCAGTAAAAATGGGTGGAAGAATGTCATTAGAATTAGCTCGTAAAATATATTCTGATGAAAAACGTTTAGATATTACGAATAAGGTATTACGCAATACTGGACACTATATTGGTGAAGCACGTGAATTAATGACTGGAAATGAGCGTGGTAAAGAATTAATCAGATCAGTGATAGGTAAATAAATATGCCAGTTGATATTTTTACGGATGAAGAAATATTCGTTAAAAAACCAAAAGATCAAATTGATCAACCTATCATACCTGTGGATATACCAGATGATGATAAGACAAAAGAATTCTTTAATGGTTTAGTTAGCCCTGTGGTTCAACCTGGCTTACATCAATCTCCTTCTAATTGGGATGCTTTTAAGCACGATATTAAGGAAGGTTCTGAATGGTTAATGCCATACAATAATTATCAAGACAATTTGGCATTGGAAAATCCACTTGATGTTAATGTTGATGCTAATTGGAATGTCCATGATGATCCATCAAATTTTGTAGGTTTGAATCCTAAATATTATCCAAGAATGGAACAAGCGAAAGGACCAAAAGATGCTAAGCGATTAAATTTATTTTTATTAAATAAGCAGCAAGAAGATGAATTTTATAGCCGCCAAGGATTATTCCCTAATTTAAGCAGTATGGTAGTGATGGGCGCGACCAATCCAAGCAGTTTGATGGGCGCTATCGTAGGCGCTAAATATGCTAAAGCTGGTGTTAGTGTACTAAATAAAATGCAATCATTAGCCCCAGGTATAGCAACAGCTTCTATCATGCATAACGCTGAATCTGAAGCTACGAAGATTGGCGGTAATGTTGAAGATTTTGCTATCGATACTTTAAGTGATACGATTGCTGGTTTAGCTCTACTTGGCGGTGGTCTTGGGTTAAGTAAAGTCTATTCTGGATCAAAGATATATTATGCAACGCGTGGAGCAATCAAGGCGCAAGTACCAGGTGTTAATCTTGAACCTGTTATCAATGAAGATGGCAGCTTAAATTCTATTAAAGCTTCTCCTATGACTGGCATGAATGTAAGTGCTGCAAAAGTTGATGAAGCTCAAAAATTTGCTGATTCTTCATTTGCAAAAGAAGGTTTATTCGCAGTTCCAATATTAGGTGGATTAATCGGTAAAGGCATAGGCTATGTTAGCCCAGTATTTAGGATGTTAAATTCAACTGATGATACGGTTGCTGGATTTGCTTTACGTACTAGGCATTGGGGTATAAGAACGGTTGGCACTAAAAACAATGTTGAAAACCCATTAGATTTTCAAACAATATTTGATAATCAAGCATTTGAAAGCAAAAGGTTTGATATTAATTTCAAAGGTCATTTTGCTGAACGAAATAAAATAAACTTAGAAAATGATCAAATATCTCCTGAAGAAATGAACTATTTGCAAAGTGATAAAGCGGCTAAATGGGAAGCATATAACAAAGAAGTAGCTAATGTCATTCGTGGAATCGGTGTAAGTGAACATGGTTCAGTAAATACGCCAGCCCGTGAAGCTCGCGATATGATGAATGATACATGGACAAAATATTTAACAGCGACAAATCAATCACCTAAAATAGTGCCGCCTCCCACTTCTCCTGAGCATTTTCCAAGAATTCATAATATTCCTGAAGTTCAAAACGAACCAACTAAATGGAATGAAATGGTTGTTTCATGGCTTAAAGAAGGCGATGAAATTATTGATACACACATGAAGCCTATTGAAAATATACGAGAAAATATTAAAAACGCTGAAAATGCACATGCTGAATTAATTAGGCGTAATGATGTTACGACTGAAGAAATTAAGAAATCATCAGACAATATTGATCAATTAAAATTGATGTATAAAAATAGAAACGAAGCCATGCAAAATATGCTTCGTGAAGCAAATGAATCAACCGACTTAGATAAAAGGAAAATTAAACTATTAGTCGAAGATAGAAGTGCTTTATCTGCTGACGAAGCAAAGCAATTAAAAGCTTTATTAAAGCCTTCAGAAGATATGGAATCTGAACTAAATAAACAAAAAGAATTATTAAACCAATTAAATAAAAAAATATCATCAGCAGAAAAACAATCCATTAAAGGCAAGACAAAAGAAACTGCACAAAAAAATGCTGATGTAATGGATAAGTTAAAACTTGATAAAGAAAAATTAACTCAAGAAGTTAAAGCATTACAAGACAAATTAGATACAGAAAAACTTAGACTTCAAGAAGAAGCGTTAAGCGGTAAAATTGACCCTATTTTATTCAACAAGGAAGATGGCAGTTTCAAAGTTAAATTCAAGAATCCTAATGAACGGTTACGATTTAGAGATAAGTTTGAATCAGACCATCACATGCTGCAATCAGCTATTCATTTACGCGAGCGCATTTTAAATCAAACACTTGAAGACACACTTGAACAAGTCATGCATCATCAACGTGGTGGAGAAAAAGAATTACCCATGATGCGTCGAACACACATGATACCTGAAGAATATCTGGTAAATAATAATTTCTTATCTAACGATGTTCCCGTTATTTTAGCAAATTATCGAAATTCTCTTTATCGTAAAATAGCATTTAAAGAAGCATTCAGTGATATAACGATAAATGGTGATATGGATGAAATCGTCGCTAGAATGGATGCTAAATTTAAAGAAAAAGAAAAAATCATCAATGACAAAATTGCCAAAGAAAAAGATGAAAAAAAGTTAAAAGAACTAAAAAAAGAAAGATCAAAGATTATTAAAGATTTTGAAACTAATAAAAGCGATGTACAACTTGCTTATAACGGCATGATGGGCAGAACTAATGGCAGCAAGAAGCAACGTGAATATACTGCAATTGTTCGTAATTTAACATCAGCTACACGGTTAGGTAGTATGCCTTTATCTATGACTTCAGATACCGCAGCAATTGCATATAAGAATGGTTTATGGCCTTCCATACGTGATGGATTCATTCCTGCTATCAAAAGTATTTGGGATTCTGAATTAAGGGCCTATGCCAAACAAAATGCTGAACATGCTGGTCTTGGCTTTAATCAATATTTAACCTCTTTGCAGGATAAGAACTGGGCTGGATTTGCACAACCTACGCAGCCTATTACAAACGTATTAGAATCAAAAACAGCGCGATTAGCGCATCTAACTAACAACTTATCCGGTAGTAATCATCTCGAAAATTTTAATCAAATTTGGGCTGCGGGTGTAACTGAATCGAAAATCATTCGTGGGATGTTAGACTGGGAAAAAGGTAGCTTATCAAAAGCAGATCGCGACCGTTTATTAATTTATGGTTTAGACCCTGATAAATGGGGTGAGCGAATTCTAAAGAACTATCGTGAACAAGGCGCGGATGGTACACGTTCATGGTACTGGAAATGGAATGATGTTGAAGCTAGTAATAAGTTCTCTCAAACAGTTTATAGAAGTGTCAAAGATACTATCATTCGTCGTGGGCCATTAGATGCGCCGTTTATGATGGATGATCCTTGGGCATCAGTTATCTTTATGTTCAAAGGATGGATAATGGCATCTTCGAATCGTTATATGATCCCACTAATGCAACAACCTGATGCTCAGCATCTTACTGGATTATTATTAATGCTAGGTGCAGGGTCCTTTGTAACACCATTGCGACGTATGAGTCGTGGAGAGAATCCGATTCAAGAAGATGATAAAATGTTTATGAATGCTGTGACAGATTCTGGCATTCTTTCATTCCCAGCTGATTTATACCAAACAGCGGGAGTATTAACGAATAATCGGTTTGTTAACAGCACAGTGAGTGATCGCTATTTTAGTCGTTCTGTAGCGGGTGCCTTAGCTGGTCCTGCTTTTGGTGTAGCCGATGATGTTGCTAAAATTATTGGGATGACAGCTACAGGTAATTTTAATCATACTGATATTAAAAAGGCGACTAATTTAATTGTGCCATTTAACTTGTGGTGGACTAAAGGTTTAGTCGGAAAAGGTATAGAATCATTACCAATTCCAGAAACATTTTCAAAAGCTGAAAGCCAATGAACTTTATAGATTAAAAGGATGTATAAATTATGTCACAGGTAGTCATCGGCGATATTATCCCGTACACGCAAGCGATTGCGATATTAAACCAGACCGTGTTTGGGACAAACTGGACCGCGAATGTTGCTTCCGATGTCGTGGTATATCAAACGCCTTTTGGCGATGATCCTGATGATGTCACACAAATACTTCAATACCCTGCTGATTACTCTATTGCATTCATTGGCGCTTCTGAAGAAGTGCAAGTTACATTGGTAGTACCCGCTGGTGCCGGTGATCGTATTACCATTATACGTAACACCCCAGCTGATAGAATGAATCTCTATAGCAATACCAATTTCACCCCCAGCATGTTGAATAACGATTTTGGTATTTTGACACTAGTTGACCAACAAGCCCAGTTAGTCGATCAAAAGATTGGCCCTCGTTATAACTATTCTGCCGTGATTGTGAATGTAGTTGATACTATTTTGCCTGTATTGCCTGCACTCTCAACATGGTGGAAAAATGCCAATAACGATGCAATTGAAACCTACATTTTGCCTGAAGGCGGTGTAGCGCCAGCAGTAGCTGAATATGTTCTTTTAAGCCCTAATGCCTACTTAACGAATGCCCAGGCTTTATCTGATTTTGGCGTGAATGGTTTGATGGCTTGGAACAATGGTCTAGGCGAGATTGTATTAAGTTCAGTAGCAGGAACGGCTAATCAAATCACAGTCACAAATCCAACGGGTGCTACCGGCACAATTGGGTTATCAATTTCAAATAATCCGATTATGCCTGGTACCGCTGGGATGGGTATTCCTGAAGGCACCACAGCGCAGCGCGTGGTTCCAGGTTCTAACATCAGCTTTCGTTATAATACCGATTTAGGCCAACTTGAATTTTACGATGGTGGTTGGGTTCAATTAGCTGATACAAGCGTCAATATTTTGGCTGGCGCCCAATATGATCTTGCTTACTATGCTTCAGCAGGCACCGTTCTATCACCGCTAGGTACTGCAAATGATGGCATTCTTGCAACGGATGGTTCAGGTGCGCCAAGCATTACTTCAACCTTACCAAGCGCAGTTCAATTAAATATTACTCAGCTTGGAACAATTACAGCAGGTGTTTGGAATGGAACTGCAATTGGGCCTGTATATGGTGGAACAGGTCTTACTTCATACGTACTTGGCGATACACTTTACGCCTCAGCCGCAAACACGTTAGCAGCTTTAGCTGGTAATACAACCGCTGTTAAACAGTATTTATCACAGACTGGTACGGGCGCGGTATCCGCCGCACCTGCTTGGGCTACAATTGACGGTGGCGATATCACTGGTGCGGAACTCTCCAAAGTAGATGATACGAACGTTACCCTGACTTTAGGTGGCACGCCACTTACCGCACTACTCCGCGCTACATCATTAACGTTAGGCTGGACTGGACAATTAGCGGTGCCTCGCGGTGGTACTGGTAATTCAACCTTTACTGCTTATTCCGTCATTTGTGCTGGCACAACAGATACTGGCGCCTTCCAGAATGTTTCTGGTGTTGGTGCAGCCGGAGAAGTGCTTACTTCAAATGGTGCTGGCTTCTTACCTACTTGGCAGACTTCCGCTGGCAGTGGCACTGTGAATGCCAGTACACAAAATTACATTGCCTATTATGCTGCGAATGGCAATACTGTGTCCGGATTGGCTACCGTTAATAACGGTGTCTTAGTGACGGACGGAAGTGGCGTGCCAAGCTTTAGCACAACGCTTCCATCTGGTCTTACCATTCCAGGTTATCAAACCACTATAACACCTGCTGCTTTAACAAAAGCCGATGATACTAATGTCACATTAACTCTTGGTGGCTCTCCTTCTACTTCACTCCTTGCGGCTACTTCTTTGACATTGGGATGGACTGGTCAGTTAGGGTTAACCAGAGGCGGTACAGCGGCCAGCTTAACAGCTAGTAATGGTGGTATTGTTTATTCTGATGCATCAGCACTGGCAATCTTGTCAGGAACTGCTACCGCTGGATTAGCTCTGCTTTCTGGAGCATCTGGCGCACCAAGTTGGTCTACATCACCACCTATTACAAAGGTTGTTACACAAACTATTACTACAACAGGCGCTGGCACTTATACGCCGACTACTGGGATGAAGTATTGCATCATCGAATTACAGGGCGCTGGCGGTGGTTCTGGTGGTACGACGGGCGCTGGTGGTCAAGGTTCATGTTCTGGTGGTGGTGGTGGTGGTTGTTATGCAAAAATTATTGCTACTGCTGCGCAAATTGGCGCGAGCGCATCTTATACTGTGGGCGCAGCAGGCACGGCAGGGGCATCAGGAAATAACGCTGGCGGTAATGGTGGCGATACTGAAATAACGATAGGCGGTGGAACTACATGGGAAGCCAATGGTGGCGTAGGTGGTGGTGGTCAAACGGCATCAGCAGCGGCGCAAGATAGTGGTACGCCTGGAACTGCTGGAACATTCGTGAGTGGAACAAATGCCACGCTTATTTTTGCAATGCAAGGTTCAAATGCAAGCACAGGTTCATCACCTGCCGCTGCAAGTTTAGTCAATCGTATGAACTCAATCGGTGGCGCATCTTTCTTAGGAAGACCACAATTTACATATAACGCGGCAGGTTATAATTATGGCGGTGGTGCGGCTGGTTTCCAAAATCAAACTGGTGCTAATGCCGCTGGCAGTGCTGGGGCTCAAGGTATTATTATGATCACTGAATTTATTAGTGCATAATAAAAACGAATTTTAACTAAGGAAATTTTAAATATGTCAGATGATCAAATTAAAAAATTAACAGATGAAAATGAGCAATTAAAAAAACAAGCTGAACAGAATTCAAAAGGCGTTGAAGGTTTATTAGCTCAATTAGATGCGCATAAAGGCAATTTAAGTGAAGCTATCCAGACTGGTTTAAATTTAAGAACCCAACTTATTTTATTCCAGAAAGAGAATAAACGTGTGACTGATTTTGCTACTGATTTACAAAATAAATTGGATGCTGCTAATAAGAAGATCGCTGAATTAGAAGCCGCAGTACAGCCTACATAAAGGAGTAATGAGGATGCCTTTAATTCATAGTACGAGCAAAGAAGCTTTTAGCAAGAACGTAGCTGAATTGATGCATTCAAATTATCCTCAGAAACAAGCTGTAGCAATTGCTTATAGCACTAAACGCGAAGCGGAGAAGCATGACCATGAAAAAAACAAATATGGTCAATAACCACGTCTTTGCAGAGAACTTCGTTGCTGAACGTGAAGCACATGAGTACCAAAAGTATGGGCGGCGCCCAAATCCTCAAGCGGCCGCTCATGCTCATGTCTATAAGAAACATAGTATCGAACCAGCTTACGGCAATTACGATAGGCCAATTAATGAGAGTGTTTAGGGAGCATTCATGGATAAGTACGATACTAAGTTGTCTTCGTCTGAAGAAACCGGTTTTCAAAAATGGAAACAACAATATGCTCCTAAAGATTCAGGCGCTGATTATGATTTGCGTGGCGCGTATAAAGCTGGATTAAAGCCAGACCCACAAACAGGACATTGGTCCGATCAATTTAAAAAGCCTAATCACCCAACATTTAGTGATCAATCTCAATATGCTAAAGATGCGCCTGAAAAAGCAGGACATTGGGAAGGTGAAACATATAGGCCCCCGATAGTAGTCCATGTTAATAAGGGTTAAATCATTTACATACGTATTCCCTCGATAAAGCCTTATCCACATCAATTGCGTATGTTCACCGCTTTACGTGAAGGAAAAAATATTTGTGCTGTAATTCACAGACGCGCTGGAAAAGATATATTTTGTTTAGAAGCATGGGTTCTTAGAGGAATTCAAAGAATCGGTACTCATGTTTATCTTTTTCCATTGCATAAACAGGCGCGCCAAGTTATATGGCAAGGTATGGATTTTGATGGTAGACCATTTATGAATGCCATTCCATCTTCATTAATTGCAAAAAAAAACGAAGCTAGAATGGAAATAGAACTTTTTAATGGCTCAAAATTAGTATTAGCTGGCAGCAATAACTATGATGGTTTAATGGGAACAAATCCTGTCACTGTAATTTATTCGGAATTTTCCTTACATAATCCATTAGCAAGACAATATATAAATCCAATATTAGTCCAAAATAAAGGCCTTGAAATTATTAATACAACGCCTCGTGGAATGAATCATGCTTATGAAGCTTATACTCAAGTGCGTGAATTAAGTGACTATCATATCGAACATCTATCAGTCGAGCAGACTTTTAAATCTGATGGGATTACTCCAATAATAAATAAATCTGATATTCAACGAGCTAAAGAGTTGGGTATGAGTGACGAGATGATTCGTCAGGAGTTTTATTAAGTTGATTTTGAAGTTGGTAATTTGGGCGCATACTATACGCGTGAAATGAGCGATATGGTGCGCGAAGGCCGAATCTGCACGCTAAGACCAGACCCACGTTTAAAGCTTCATTCCGTATGGGATTTAGGCGGAACCGATGCTACCGCAGGACTCCTTTTCCAAGTCACCGGCCGCTATGTCCATATTCTTCATCTATTACATGATACGGGCAGGGGCTTAAGGTTTTATTTAGAAGAAGCCGAACGTATAAGACAAAGTATTGGCTGCGAATGGGGCACACACTTTGGACCGCACGACATCGACCAAAAGCACCAAGGATGGGAGCATACTGAATCGCGCCTCATGCAAGCTCGCAAGCATGGCTGGCACTTCCAGATGGTTCCTAAAGTCGCTTTTGAAGACGGTATTGAAGCTGTGCGTTATCTTTTTCCTCGTATGCGTATCGACAAGCTTAACTGTGATCTTGCTATACGCGCTCTACGAGAATACCAACGGGAGTTCAAAGAAGATAAAGGCATTTATGAGAAGAAGCCATTAGACAATTGGGCAGTCCACATAGCCGATGCATTTAGGTACCTCGCCGTAACGTA